AAATAGTGTATATTTTCTATGAGTTCATCAGAGTGTAAATTTTTGTGAGACATTATTGTAGTGTTATCTACTGCGTAGTTATATGCAACTTCTGTATTTAAAAAACTTCTAGTGATTTGACAAATTTCACATTGTAATAAATTCATCTTAAACCTTTCATTTTTGAAAATATTTAAGGAAATTATATATTATTTATGAAAGTTTGTCAATATATTTTATTCATTTTTGATAAATTATTCTAAAATATTTGCCAAAAATGAAAATAAAGGGTGTGGAAAATTTCCATATCCTTATAATTCTGATATTATTTTATGAGCTTTTTTGATTGTTTCTAACTTTCGCTTTAATTCTATATTTTCAAGCATTGTTTTTAAAAAAAGTTCTGTAAGTCGTGGCAAATCTCCGCTTTTCCAACGTGCTATAGTACTTTCTGGGATTTCTAACATTTCGCTTAGTTGTCGTTGAGTAATGTTTAACTCTTTGCAAACCTTTTTAACAATGTTTTCTTTCTCCATTTTTTCCCTTTCTTTTATTCTAAAGATATTTTATCTTTTATGTTAAAAATTCTATATAAAATAATTTTATTTTTATCGTTTTTATAATACTCTAAATCTACTAAAAAATTAAATCCATAAGGATTTTTCAAAACTTCTTCGGCTATTTTCTCATCACTAAAACTAACATCAACCGCATAAGGACTTAAAGCATCGCACTTTGCCTTATGTTTTGTTTTATTGTCTATTTTATTTGTAGTTTTATACATCGTTATCAAAGCATTTTCATGTATCTTTTGATATTCAATTTCCTTTTTTTCGCAAATGTAATTAGCATTTTCATAAATAAGCTTAGCTTCATCACTATTTATTCTCAAAAGTTCTTCACCTTTATGATTGATAAAAAAAGTATTTTGATTTATAGTAACGGGTGCAAATATATTTTTTAAATTATTGGCATTATACTTAGTAAAATGCGGATTTTCTTCTATTTCTTCTATACTTTTTGATTTGATATTTTTAAAAGATATGATAAGTTCTATAAATTCATTTAATGCTTGAATAGGTGCAATAATAGGCAAAACTTCTCCTGCTATTTCAAAAACCAAAGAATATATATCACTGCCAGTTTCAACTTTTTCTAAAAAAATTTTACTTTGTGTTATACCGTGTTCTTTTGATATAAAACTATCCATTAATTTTTGAAAACTTAACAAAGAATTAGCCATTATCCCAAGTTCTATGTTTTCTTCATGGATAATTTTTATTTTAAAATTAACAATATTTTCTTTCTCCATTTTATTCCTTTTCATCTGTAATAAATCTAAACTCTGCTTTTTTATGCTCTTTTAAGCTTTGCAATATATTTCCTAGTTTAGAAAGTGGAGCTTCATCATAAGAATTATAAAAAGCATTATTGCAAAGTGGGCATACAATGACAGTTTTACCTATATCTAAAGTGATTTTAGTTTTACATTGTTTGCAAGTGATTTCTAAACTTTTTAAATTTAACATTTTAACCCTTCCTTTGTTTTTATAATTTTATCAAAAAGTGCTTTATTTTTATGCTCCTTTTTTGATTTTTAAACACATTGAAATACTTTCTTTATAAAACTCTTTAGGCACAGTAATATTTTTTTGCTCTAAAAAGCCCTTATAATCAATTATAGTTCTACTTTGCGGATAAATTGTGATATCCAAACATCTTGCTTTTTCTCCATTTGCCAAGGCTATGAGTTCTTTTTTAAGACTTTCTAGCTTTTCCTTAATAGGTTTAATCGTGTTTTCAAGCCTTATAATTTCAATCGTTAGATTTTTTGCTTTAGTATCTTCAAGCTCTTTATAATCGTTTTTTTGATTAACGAGATAATCTTTTATAAACTCATCTATTTTTCTAAGCATAAAATCTTGATATTCCTTATCGCTTTTAACCATACAATAAGTCAAATCATCATTTTCATTTAAGACTGCAAAAACACATTTTTCAAAACCACCTACAAAAAGTTGAAATTGAATTTGAGCGTAGTATTTTGAGCTAGGTTTTTTAAATTTTAACACTTGCTCGTATTCTTTGTTGTTTGTTGAGTATTTAAACTCGTATATTGTTTTTTCATTATCTATACCATCTAAAGAAGCCATAAAAAGCTCATTTTCTAAGCTTTGAATAACAATAGGAGTTATATCTTTTCCTATTATAAATTCCATTTTTGCTCTGATTAATTCCTCATACTCTCTGCCTTTTTTCATCGCTTCACTAACATAAGGCTCATAAACTCCTTGTATAAGTTCTTTTGCCTTTTCTTTGCTTAAAAAAGCACCTTTTTCACCAATGCAAGAAGCAACTATACTAGCTGTGATTTTTCCTTTTCTAAAATTTAACCATTCCGCACTACCCTGCTCTAAATCAATTATTTTATACTGCATGATTAATTCCTTCTAATAATAAATTTGCGATTTTAATTTGTCCTTTGCCTGTGATTTTCGTTGTGCTTACTAATCTATCTCCATTTATTGTACTGATAGTTGTTTCACTTACTTTGAAAAGTCCTTGCTCTATGCATTTTTGATAAGGCTTATTATCACTCATTAAAAAGCCATTATCCCTTAAAAAAGCAAAAAGTCTTTTTTCTCCGATTTCAATTTTATTTTTTTCATAAAGTATTTTTGCGAAATCTCTTATTAAAATAGCATCATTAGTATCTTTTATACGATTTGCAAAGTGAATAAGTGGTGCGTTTTCTTTGGCTTCATTTTTTAAATTTACATTTTCAATTTGAAGCTTTTCATTTCTCTCTAAAAGTTCTAATTGCATTTGCAAACTTTCTTTTAATGAAAGCGGTTTATAACTTTGTTTCTTAAGCTCATTTTCTAAGTATTCTAATCTATCGATTATCTTTGCTCTTAGTTCTACGCTATATCCACTCACTAAAATCAATACTTCTCTTTTTGGTAAGCGGTAACACTTGTAAAACTGCTTATTTTGTGGGTTTTGGTAGGTATGCTCAAATTTGAAGACACCCCCTTCAACCACTTTTTCTAAGTAAGTTTCTATATCTCTTGTAACATTTCTATGTTCTTTTCCTGTAAGCTCTGCTATCTCTAAAGAAGTTAAGCTTATTTCTTTATTTTCATCTTTTCTAAATATTTCTAAATTCATTTTAATCTCCTTGGTAGTTTTTAACATAATCGCTTAAAATTTTAACTATTTGAGTTGCTAAAGGCGGTATTCTTTATCTGCTATTTTTTGCAACTCTTCTTTTAATTCTAATGGAATTCTTATACTTAGCGGTTTTGTTTGTCTTTTCATAATTCTTTCTCCTTTAATCTTTTTACTTCTTTAATAGCTTTATCATCATTTTTAAAAACGCCTATAAGCCCTAAAGCATCAAGGATTTTTATGCGAAAATTACTAAGTTTTACATTGATTTCAATTTCTTCTTCTAGCTTCAATGAAATTTCATTTATAGCAGTATCTTTTAATGCTATTACACCTTTTAGCCTTTGAATTTCTTTTTCTAAATATCTTATTTTTTCATTTTTTTTACTATTTAAGAACATAGTTTCGACCTTTCTTTTGCATAAAGAAGCTCATAAATTTTATTTTGCAAAGAGCTAATTTCTTTTATATTTTTCATATTTGCTTCTATTTGGTCTTTTAACTGCTTTAAAAGCTCTATTTTTTCATTTTCAAGATTAGAAATTTCAGTTTTTAAAGATTTATTTTCATCTTTTAAAGACTTATTTAGCTTCATTTCTTTTCTATATTCATCTTTGCTAAGTTTAATGATGACTTGTTCTTTTGTGTGATAAGCTTTCATTTTTCTCCTTTTAGATTAATGCTTAAAAGGGGCAACTGAGTTCTTTAGAATAGGAAATAAAACAAAAAAGGTAAATTCTCAAGTAGTTAATTTGTAAAAGTTGCCCCATTTAAGCATTAAAGGAGTTTAAGAAAAGCCAAGAGCCTTGCTCTCTTGGCGTGAGTATTGTTTAAGTATAGGCTAAGCAAGGCTATTCTATAATTTTAGTGGTTTTTTAGTTTAGTTGATTGATTATTTCAATCAACTTTTTTACTATTTCTAACAATAAAAAAGCAATTTTTAAAAACTTCTTTATCATCAAAAACAGCTCCTTCCCCACCAAGAGAAATTAGCCACTTAAACAATGTTATTTTATCAAATTTATTTTTATTTTTGATAAAGCCGAGCAAATCCGCAAGTCTCGGCATTGTATAATCGTTTAAGTTTATGCTAAGCGGATTTAGTTAAAATTTATCTGTGTTAAAAAATATTAGAGTTTTATAAGCTCTCTAATTAGCTCTAAGATTAAGATTAAAATTGTTAAAATTTTATCCCACATTTTAGAGCCTCCTTTCTCAACACCGAGACAAGTTAGCAACTTAAACTTTATAATTATACTTTCTTTTTCTTAAACTCTTGATTTTCTGTCGTTTTTAAAGTGCAAGAAAACCTTAAAAATAGCACTATAAACAATAATATCGAGCCAAGTTTATGGATAACTTGCTAACCCTTCCGCTATGCTATTGCTATTGTTTTATCCGAAATAAATTCGTTTAAAACCGCTTTGCTAAAGCCCCCGTCCCACTGCGTGGGTAAGAGTAAAGCAAAAAAAAGAACATTAGCAATTAAGCTTAATTTCCAAGCGGTCAAAAGCTTAAGAAAGTTCTTTAATAAAAAGAACTTGTTAAACTTTTAATAAAGCTTTTCGTATTTCTTCTCAAATTTCCTTACTTTTTCCAATAAATCATAGGTATCGTTAATAAACTCATCTCCATAGGCTTGCAAAGAAGCTGCAATATCTTCATCATCTTCCAAGCTTGCTTCTAAAATATTTTTAAATTCTTGCAAAGAGTTAAAAATGTCCGCAAAGTTTTCTCTGCTCTCTAATTCATCTTTAACTAATTCTCTTGCGTAGTTAGAAATTCTTTTTTCTTCTCTATCGAAATACAAATCTGTAAAACTCATTTTTTATCCTTTTTTTAGTTATAATCACTTTCACTCTAGGAAGGTGATGTAATGGACGAAATACAAAGCTTAAAAGCTCAACTTAATAATCTTCTTTTAAGAGTTAGCGAGCTAGAAAGTAAAGTCGCAACACTTGAAAAAAAGACTAAATGACAAAGATTTTCAAGTTTTAAACGAAACTCCTAATCTTTTAGAGAAATAACAAATCCTTTGTTTTCAAACGCTTCTTTGGTGATTAAGTTTTTAACTGCATTATGAAGAACATTAGCTAAAAACTCTTCCAAAGAAGCGTAACTTTTTGAATAATTTCTTTCAAAGGCTATTTCTAGCATTTTTTTAATATCAGGTCTTAAATCTAATTTAACCTCTAGCATTTTTTTATCCTTTTTGTTTTGTTGATAAAAGTATATAATAAAGAAACTTAATTAAAATTTAATTTAGTATATTAATTAGAAACTTTTTTTAAAAAATATTTGCGATATAATTTTTTAATAGAAAATAATTAAAAGGATTGAATTTGTTTATTAGAGCATTAAGAGTTCTTTTCATCTTATCTTTTATTGCGGATTTGACTATCATAGGACTGTTTGTTGGTATTCCTTTGTTTTTGATTTTATGGGGAATTCAATATATTATTTACGGTGAAAAAAATCCTTTTTTTGTATTTGCAAAACACAATCCTAAGCCTTACCAAAAAGAAGATATTATAGATGTTGAAGTGAAGATGAAAAACCAAAAAAATCCTTAAAAACATTTTTAGAAAATTGGAAGGATTAATGCGATGGATATAAAAGGTTGATGGGGTATTGAGGAGATATATAAAAAATAACCAAGAAAAAAAATCTTGGTTATGAAGTTATATTGATTATCGTTCTTCCAAGTTTCATAAATGTATTATGAAAATCTTGTATTTTTTCTTTACTTGTTTGTTTAGCTGCGCCAAACTGATTAGCCTCATCCAAATCTTTATCATCTAGTAAAAATACTGGTTTTTTACTTCTTTGACTTATTGCTATTAAAGTGTTAAAATCTGGAATCTGCGCTAAATCATATGGGGACAAATTTGGAAATTCATTTTTTATTCCATTTTCAAATTTTTCCTTTTCGATTACACAATTAATATTTGACAATTCTGTTACAAGTGTAGTATTAATAGCGTCTCTTATAGCACTAATCCATTTTTCAAACGCCTTTGTAGGAGCCTCATTTCTAAGTCTATATCTTTGTTGGATTGCTCCTATAAATAAAGGATTATTGGGTATACCTTTTACACCTGTAGCTTGTTTAAAATCTTTTATTTCTTTATGCCATAATTTAAGAGTTTTGCTTAATGAATATATTGCTTGAAGACAAAAATAATCTGGACTCGTAGGAACTATAAAATACCTACTACCCATAAGAGCAATTTGATTTAGGCCGCTAATACTAGGGCTTAAATCTAGCAATACATAATCTATTTCATTATTTATTGCTATTTTGTTTAAAACTTCAAAAAAGCATGTTATAATATTACCTAATATCGGAATACCTGCGGTTATTTTCAATGCTGTTGTTATTTGGCTATCTAATTGAGAAAGATTTAAACTACCAGCCAATAAAAATAAATTATCATTTACTGGAAAAATTTCACCATCATTAGCTGAACCATAACTATTAGCTCCAGATATAATTTTTTCAATAATAGGCTCGAATGTTATAAATTGTCTATTCTGATAAAAACTAACCATAAAGTCATCATCTAATGCTTTACTTGATAAAACAAGTCCTGTTAAATTACATTGCGGATCTAAATCCACCATCAAAACCTTCTTGCCTAATTTTGATAAAGCCCAGCCTATATTATAAGTTGTTGTTGTTTTGCTAACTCCACCTTTGTGGTTAAAAAAACATATTGATTTTGCCATCAATTCAGTCCTCCAATATTTTTATAATAAATTATATATTATTTTAAATAATACAAACTATAAATTCTGTATAATTGTATAAGCTTTCAATCTTCGCTTATAATATGTATAATCAGCTAAGGCTAGAATGGATAACAATGGTAAAAGTATGAGTTTTTTCATTTGGCTTACAACTGTTTTTCTATAATATCCCCATCTTCTGGCTCATTTAGAGTTGTAAATTCATAACAATTTACGGGTAGATATGCTTTGTGATAAGTAAAATTTAACATTTCAATAGCTTTTGTATATAATATTTCCAAAACATTTGTTATTATTCTTTTATATTCTTTTTCATAACCATCTTGTATTGAAAAATTAGCTTCAAGAGAAATTTCACTTTGAGCAAGCTCTTGGCTATTATTACTAATATAATGAAAAATAGTTATCCTTAAATAATAATTCATATCACCAAGTTTTATTACTGAACTATTAATTTTAGGTTCCATCTTAATATTTTGGTTTTGAACTTCAAGTTGATTTATTTTTTCAAAATAAATTTTTCTAAGCTGGATTGTTTCTATTATAAATTTGTTTAACATGATGTATAATCTACCTTAGTACCATGATTAAATGATGATATTAATGGCGTATTATTGCACAACAATAAGTTATTGGTATTACTTTGTTTACTATCATAATGCTGATGAATATCATTACTATTTTTATTAAGATTAGTATCTATTAAATAAGAAGTATTACTTTTTGTTTCTTTATTTCTTGCACTACTTTCTTTTAATTTAATACCTTTAAATTTTTCGCCTATTTTTTCATAATATAAAAATTTTTTTGCACTTTCTAAGCTATCGTGTAATATAGCTTCAAATTCACCAAATCTAAAATGATTACCATACCAATGGTTCTCATTGATTTCTAGCTTTAATTTTGCTATATTTTTTTTGATAAAATCTATATTAAGATAAGGACATTGGGCCAGTATTTTTAGGTGATTATTACTAATATAGCATTGTGCTTTATTATTATTTTCATCCCAAAGCCAAAAACCTATATTGATAAATTCTTCACTGGCTGAGTAAGGAAAATATTTTATCATTTTATATTTAAACATTTTCATAACTATATACCGCTTTTTGTCCTTGTCTTTTATATATCATATTACCTAGAGCCTGCTTTTGTGCTGAAGTTAAACTTAGCCACTCTAATGGTATAGTATTTATTATACCTAAAATTTCTTTATATTCTAATTTTTTTTTATTTATTTTGATATATTTTAAGTGCTCAAGCAATAAATAATCTTTATCGAAAGTATTTTTATCAAAATACTGATTAGAGTTAATCTCATCATCTAAAATAATATCTAATGCCTTTAAGATATCAAAAGCTAAACCAAAATCAATCAAAAAAATCTTTTTTAAATCATTGATTAAAATATTTGGATTTTTAAATTCTCTATCACTATTCATTAAAATTCCATCATACAAGCAAGTATAATTTTTAAATTTATTTGTTAATTCTTTTGGATAAATTTTACTTGCATTAAATATATATGAAATTCCTAAATTTAAACCTTTTGAATTTTTGATATTTTCTAATGCCTCCCTGTCTCTTTGAGTTCCATTTTTTAATTTGTTATCTGCTAATTTTATAAAATCATCATCTATATTTAATAAAGATATACTGGGAATATCTTTAAAATTTAATTCTTGCAAATATAAATAAGAAAAAAGTTCAGCAAATAAGCTTTTTCCAGTTCCGCAAACACTATTATATTTAGTTTTTAATATAAATTTAGAATTATCTTTAATGCTTACTTCCAAAGGACAACTAGCTCCATAATCAGTAACCCTTATAATATTAGATATCTCAAAAATATTTAATTTTACTCTCATCCCACCACTTCTATAAAATTTTTAAAGGTTTCAATCGCCATTTTTGATACTACAGCACCTAAGATCTCGCATTGTTCAAATTCGCTATTATCTACTTTTTTATCTTCATATTTTTTATTTTCAGAAACTAAAAAAATATAATCTGCAAAAGGTTCTTTTTTAATTTTTTTGCAAAATAAATCATCATTTTTTCTAAAAATAACAATATCTGCATTTGAAATAGCCCCAAGTGAATTTTTACTTCTATCTATAATAATAAAATCTCCATTAGATAAAATAGGTTCCATACTATCGCCATTAATTTTTATAATATCATAACTCTTCTTTATGGGTATATCTAAAATTTCTTTTAGAAAATTTTCATCAACGGAAACAATTTTTACTTCTTCGCTTTGAGATGATGTTCCAAGCCCTGCACTTGCATAAATATCTGGAAAGTATCTAAAATTTATTTGATTATCATTTCTAAAAACATCTTGCAATATCACTTCGTTGAAAGGAATATCCAATGCATTACATAAAATTTTTATATATTGTGGTTTAGGTTTTGTTTTATTATCTTCTTTAGACATCAACCATTTTTTTATTGTTGCTTCTGAGCTTTCTATGCCATTTTTATATAAAATTTCCATCAAATCTTGATATGTAACTTTTTTATCTCTATTTTTTAAATAAAATTTAAATTTTTCAGTATCAAAATGAAAATCGAATATATCTCCATTTCTTCCCATATTCTCTCCTTTTTTAGTATAAAAATTATACACTTTTTTTAAGCAAATAATGTTCCATAATTAGAAACATAATTAAATATTTATTAAGTTTCTTTATTTTATACTTTCGTTATGAAAAAAATAGATTTTTTTGATTTTACAAAAATATTGAGTAATCACTATACGGTTATTAGTGTTAAAAAGATTAGAACAAATAAATCACGCCCAAGCTTTAAAAAACAAATAGAGTTTAAAAAACTCTATGGAATACCTCATGAATTTTGGGTGGATGTTCGTAGCAATCTTACAAACATACCTAAGCGTGGGAGAAAAAGAAAGGATAGAGAATGAAAATGATTGAGCTAAAGGTTAAGATGCCTGATGAGTATTTTGAACTTTTACAAAGTGTGGCAAATGATGGCGGATTTAATAGTATTAATGAGCTTATTACGGATAGGATTGCTCATTTTTTAAAATTTGAAAAATACTATAGAGAACTAGGTAAAAAGGATATTCTAAGCCTTGATAAGACTTAGATTTCTCCTAAGTAATTTGGAGTTTGGGTAGAGTATGGTTTAGGTTGTGCAGCTTGTTCTAGCTGTTTTATCCTGTTTTCTAACTCTTCGATTTTTTCCATAAGATAAGGGATGTTTTTTAACAAGTTTAAATCTTTGTCATCCATTTTGATAAGTCCTTTCTTGATTTGGTGCAAAAAAATTATAGCAAAGGACTTTTTAAAACGGATTAAAGGTTAAAAAATGGCTTTTATAGCGGGATTTTCAATAGGTTTTTTAGTTTATTTTTTAATTTGGAAAATCTTTTTTTAGGTCGGTGATATATGCAGTATGATTTTAATTTAGAACATTTATTCTCTTGTAAAAAATGGCAAGAAGTTTTAAAATGCTTACCATTTCTCAAGTGCATTGTAATGGGTGTTTCTAGAAAATTTATAGCATCACATTTTGTTTTAAAAATAGAATATTTTATAAAATTACAAATTGTAAAACCTACAAGAATTCCGCAAACGAATCCAAATAATAATGGAATTACATTCTCTTTGTTTTCAAGAAAATTAAAAAACATTTCAATCATAAAAAGCCTTTTTAATTTAAATTATAACATAAAGGAGAGTTGTTGATACCAAATTTTATAGCAAGTTTTGATGTAGCTTTGGGCCGTAAAAGCCTAAGAGAGAGAAAAGGCTATTTGAAATTATCAAACACTATAGCTTATGGTGGTCTTAGTGTTGATGCTTTAGCATTGTATATTCAATTAGCAAAGCTTAGTGAAAAAACGATTGTAAGTGAAATCTATTTAAGAGAGTTTATAAAAGTTAAAAACAATCAAAGAATGAGTTTAAATAGACTAAGAATTGCTAAAAAAGAATTAATTGAACTAAGACTTTTAGAAATTAAAAAGGTTAGAAATGGCTCTTTAAATTTTTATGAATGGATTTTAAAAGATGAAAATTATCAAGTTAAAAAGCATTTTAACAAATCTTTATCTTTGCTTAAAAACAGTGATGAAAAGCTAAGCAAAACTCTTAAAAATAACGCTTCATCAATCGACAGAAAATTAACTACTGAAAACGAAAAAAAAGAGAATTTGCATTATATAGAAACACGCACGCACGCACGCGATAATAAATTTATAAATAATATAAATATAAATATTAATAATAATAAATTTATAAAAAAAGAGAATTTAGAAAATTTAAAAAATAATCAAGAAAAGAAAGAACGCGTTTCTAATCAAAACGCCTCTTTTGTGACGAGCTTTATTGATTTTAGCAAAAAGGAGTTAGAGAAAATGGCAAAAAAAGAATTTAAAGTCCCAAATGCTAATGAGCTTATGGGGCAAATAATGGCTTTTAATGAGAAAAATGGTACAAGCTTTGGTGAAGAGTTGGCTAATGATTTTATAGGCTATTGGGATGCTAGGGAATGGAAAAGAAATGGAAAAAGAATGTCAAGTGTGGCAGGCAGTCTTTATACATGGCTTAAATACGCTAAAGAAAATGAAGCAAGAAAAAATCAGCGTTTTAACAGAAAAAAAGAAGCCAATCCTAGTGTGGTTGATAACTTGATGGAGTATTACGGAATGAAAGATGAGAACAAAGACAAGCTCTTAGGATGCTTTTAAGGAGTAAAAAATGCAAGAAAAAATACAAATTTTAATGGACTTATTGGAAATTAATAAGGCTCAAGCAACTGATATTGTAGGTAGATATCTCAAAAGCGTTAAGGATATTCATGCTTTCTTAGATTTTTATTTCGAAACTTTAGAAAGAGAGAATATCGTAGGGACAAGCTATGAGAAATTAAGAAGAGTTTGCAAAAGGGCTCAAATCGAGTTTAAAAAGCGTTTTGAAGATAAGGAAATATTTTTAGAATGGCTTTGTAATAAATACAAAAATCAAGCTTGCTTTAGAGTTTTTAAAGGCGATTTTAAATACTCATATTTTGCAAATTACGGAAGCAATCAAAAAATTAAAATAAATCAAGAATCTATTGATTCTTTAATTTGCATCAATACTTTTAAGCAAATCACTTATAAAGATGGTGATTTGATAGCTAATGGAGAATTTAAAGAAGCTTTAGTTGATTTCATGTTCAAAAATCAAGATAGGATAGGAAGAGATTTAGAGCATTCTTTACCAGTGCGAGAAATAGAAAGAGTTTTAACTTTAGATGAAATGAGAGAGCTTGAAAAAGCTGAAGAAAAAAGGCTATTTAATGAGAATAAGAGTAGATTTGAAAAAATTCTTAAAAGCAAAATAGCTTTTAAACGCATAAGCTAAATTTAAGAAAGTCTGAAATGGAAAAGTATATTTTAAAAATTGATTTAAAAAGCAATCCAGTGCCTTATAAAAGAACCACGCAAAGATCTAAATTTGCATGTAAAGATTATCTTAAATATTTAGATTTTAAAAAACTCTTGCAAATGGAGTTTAGAAGACAAAATAATATTAGCTGTTTTCAAGCCTTTGATAAGCAAAAGAAATATGAGTTTTCTTTAAAAATAGGATTTAACAGCAAAAGGCATGGCGATGGGGACAATATCGTAAAATGCGTGTTAGATGCGTTATTTGAAAACGATAAGAATGTTTTAAAAGGCGATTATGAGATTATTAGTTTTAAAAAATCTTTTTTAGACCTAGAAATCAAAGAATTTAATTTTAAAGAAGGGGTGGCTTGATGGCTAGAATGATGACAAATGGCAAAAGTATGACAAAAGAAGAGCTTGTATCAAAGATAGAAAACTACTTTAGTGAAAAAACTGTTTTAAAAGAAACTAAAGAAAGTGTTATTTTTGCACCTAAAACAAAAGTGGGATTAGCTGTGCATTTAGGGATTTCAATGCAAACTTTAAATGAGTGGGAAAAAGATAAAGATTTTGGAGAAATAGTAGCAAATGCAAAACAAAGGTGTGAAATGGATATTTTAAACCATTCCTTAATCGGTACTTATACTCCTAGCGTTAGTATGTTCTTGCTAAAAAATCAACATGGATATGTGGATAAACAAGAAGTTGTCAGCGATAACGTTCAAAAAATTGAAATTATAAGAAGTGAAATCAAATGAAATTAAAAATCGATTTTTCTTACACTCCGGCACAACTTAAAGTTTTTGATGATAAAAATCCACGCTTTATAACTGTAGCAAAGGGCAGAAGACTTGGTTTTACAAGGGGAAGTGCTAAGTTTGTTATCGAAAACTTGCTTTTAGGACAAAATGTTTTATGGGTGGATACCATACAAGCAAATTTACAAAATTATTACGAGTTATATTTTACACCTGAGTTAAAAAACTTGCCAAAAGATTTTTACTCATGGAGCGTGCAAGATAAGAAACTAATTATTAATAAAGCTGTGCTTCATATGAGAAGTGCTGAAAGAAGTGAAAATATCGAAGGTTTTGGATATGACCTTGTTATCTTAAACGAAGCAGGAATTATTTTAAAAGGCAGCAAAGGAGAGTATCTTTGGTATAACGCCATACGCCCTATGTTGCTTGATAACCCTAAATCAAGAGCGATTATCGGTGGAGTTCCTAAAGGAAAAAATCTATTTTATGAACTTTGCAAAAAAGAACTCAGCGATAAAAATTGGAAACACTTTCAATTTTCAAGCTATGATAATCCATTTTTAAAAGAAGAGCAAATTAAAGAATTAATTGAAGAAGTAGGCGGAGAAGGTAGTGAAGTTGTCAAGCAAGAAATTTATGGAGAGTTTATAGATAGCGGGGGTGCGGAGCTTTTTGCATTAACTGAAATTGAAAATGCGATGAGCAAGAACTCTTTTAGCATTGAAAAAATGCAAGGCGAGAATATTTGGGGGCTTGATGTAGCAAGATATGGAGACGATAAGAGTGTTCTTGCAAAAAGAAAAGGTTTTGTAATTGATGAGATTAAAAAATACTCACAACTTGGAACCATGGAATTAGCAAACAAAATACTAGCCGAATACAACCAAAGCGAAGATAAACCAAAAGGTATTTTTATAGATACTTGCGGTCTTGGCGTTGGCGTATATGATGTCTTGTTAACTTATGGTTTGCCTGTATTTGAGGCAAATTCTGCAAATTCTGCAACCAGTAATGAATACTTAAATAAAAGAGCGCAAATGTATTTTACCTTTGCTAAAAACTTAAAACACATGGAGCTTGTTAAAGATGAAGAATTAAAAAAAGATATGAGAATGATTGAATATGAGTATAGCGACAAGGGGCTTTTAAAGATAGTTTCAAAAGAACAATTAAAAAAGAACTATGGCAAAAGTCCTGATGTTAGCGATGCGGTGGCATTAACTTTTTTTGAAAAACTATACAGCAGAAACAATACTAATGAAGATTGGAGTTATGATGGCTGGTGAGTTTTTAATGATCTATGATGCAATTGATGTAAACAAAATAAAAAAGCTTTCAAATTTAAGCGATGAGGCTATAAAGTCAAGTCTTGCAAATGAATTTTTAGAGCTTGTATCAGGGTTTAATAATATTTCTAAAAAGAAATTTAAAAGAGAATTTGCGGAGTTTTTATTTGAAAAAGGAGTGAATGAAAAAGATATTTTAAAAATAACAAATTTAAGCAAAACAACAATATGGAGAATTATGAATGAAAACAAAAAGAACTAATGATGAGAGAGTGTCGTTTTTAACACAACTCATTAGAGAAAGTAAAAGTGGATATGAAAATTACAAACCACACTTTAAAGAATTGCAAGATGCTTATTTGCTTGAAAATAAGGCAATGCAAAAATTGAGAAAAAGAAATAAATCAAGTATCTACATACCAAAAATAAACGCTAAGGTAAAGTATTTAATCACTAGCTTAAATGATGTATATTTTAATAGTGAGAGAATGGCAGATATTGAAACTTACATTAATAGCGATGATACGATTATAGAGCTATGGCAGAATGCAATTGATTTTTATAGTGGTAAAATCAATATGTTTAAGATTTTTCAACCGCTTTTCTTAGATGTTTTACTTGTGGGAACAAGTATAGCTAAGCTTACTTGGCATAAAGGAATGCCACGCATTGAAAGAGTAGATATTGATAGTATATTCTTTGATCCAAATGCATTAAATAGCGAGGATGTAGGATATATAGTCAATGAAATTTACCTAACTTATAATCAAATCCATGAAAGACAAAAGCTAGGGTTTTATAAAAACATAGAAATTGAAAAGCTTTTTGATGAAGATGATGAATATAAGAAAGTGAAGCTTTATGATATTTATGAAAGAAAAAACGATGATGAGTGGGTGGTTTCTACCTTATTTGAAAATAATTTACTTAGAAATGAAGTTACTTTGCAAGATGGACAGCCTTTTGTCTGGGGTTCAATGCTACCACAACTTAAAAAGATAGATAACGAAAACTATGTAAGTGCTTATGGCGAGCCTATAATGGCTTCTGCTATGCCTTTGCAAGATGAAATTAATATAACTAGAAATCTTTTAATAGATGCAGTAAGAACTCATATCATGCCTAAAATAATGATGCCAAAATCAATGGGAGTAAGCAGAGAAGATATAGAAACCTTAGGAAAACCAATATATACAGACGATCCAAAGGGTGTGCAAATATTACCACCACCAAATGTAAATAGTGCGGGAATGAATTTACAGCTTTTAGAAAGCGAACTCACAGAAGTAACAGGAGTTAGTCCGCAAAACAATGGAGCTCAAACTGCACAAAATGAAACAGCAACAGAAATTAGCATAAAAGCACAAGAAGGCGGAAGAAGAAGTGCTGACTATATAAGACAGTATAACGAAACTTTTATAGAGCCTTTATTTGATAGATTTGCAATGCTTGTTTTTAAGTATGGAGAAGATAGTTTTTTTAATGGTTTTCAAAGAGAGGATATACCTAGTTTTAGATTTAAAATTCAAACCGGCACAGGTGCCATGAATAAAGAAATTAGACGTGCAGGAATTCAAGCTAGTATGCAAGTTTTTTCTGGGTTATATCAAATGTATATGAGCATAGGCGATGCAAATTCTGCTTATGGGATTATAAATGCTAGTAAAGAACTTACTAAAGAATTATTACCAATTTTAGGTGTAAAGAATGTAAATAGCCTATTTGCTTTTGAGAATAAGCAAGAAATTCAACAAGGAGAAACTAATGCTCAATATTGAAATTAAAAGTGATATATCTAAAACTAAAGGAGGAAAGAATTTAATCGAATTTATAAAAGCAAAATATAGCGAATGTTTTTATATAGCTAAAAATAACAACGAAAAAGAAGTGAGGTTAAAAGCTTTAGATACTATGGCTTTTTTAGACATAATAATCAATAAAATAAAGGATGAAGAAGATGGAAAATGATGCTTTAAAAGATTTAATAAATGTTATAACAGATGATGATAAAGGACAAGTTGCTAATAATGGCGATGAACCTACGCAAGTAGAAGATAATGAACCTATGCAGGTTGCTAATGAGAACGAGCCTGATTATAAGGCGATGTTTGAAGCTTATAAAAGTGAAAATGACAACAAATTAAATGCTTTAATGAGTGAGCTTGAAGCTTTAAAAAATCCAAAGAAAGAACCAAGCGAACAAGAATTACAAAGAGAGCAGTATTTAAAAGAATTAGGACTTGATGGACTTGATGAGAAATTAAAAAGGCTTGAAGAGCTTGATAAAAAGCAAAAAGACAAAGAAGAGCAAGATGCACTAATCGCTAAATACGCACAAGTAGAAAGCGAGTTAAGAAAAGCCTATCCTGATGCGGATTTAAAGGCTATGGCAGAACTTGCCACAAAATTAAATGGTTTAGGCGAAGGTAATATTGACAGCTGGAAAACCTTACTTAATTTGGTCGGAAAATCAAATAATGCCAAAAAAGCTGAAGATTTATCAAGTGCAAATAATAATGTAAGAACGAGTGATTTTAACGATAAGTTAAAAAAAGGCGAAGTTAGCGAGATAGATCTAGGCAAAGAATTATTAAGTTTAGTATAAAGGAGAAATTATGGATTTTATAACAGCTTTAAAAGGTGGTACAGGACTAGGCTCTAGCTTTGCAGATACTTTGATGAAAACAAGCAATTTTACTCCAAATTTAGCAAGTAGCAGTGGTGGTTTTTTAAATGGATTAAAAAATTCTTTTAGTAATTTTGGAGATTGGTTATTTAAAAGTAGCGATACAAACAAAATAACTAATTTTGATAGATTGGGAAATGTTTTAGGCGCTGGGGGTGCTTTATATGGTGCTTATAATCAGCAAAAAATGGCAAAGAAAAATTTTGATTTACAAAAAGATGCCTATAGCTTCAATAAGTATCTAGCCAATGAAGAGTTAAACAGAAGAAAGAATATGGAAAATAAACTTCAAAATGTTTGGAGTAATTAAATAGATTTGGATTTAAGGAGTTTGTTTTAAAGGGTAAATCTTAACCCCTTGTATAAGGGGCTTTGTTTATTGATTGTTAATTTGCATTGACAACAATAATACAAAGTAGTATAATAACTATTAAGATTTGTAGCATCTTATTTCACCGCCTTTCTAGGTGGTAATTTAGTGCTAAGGGTGGCGACCCTTGGCACCACACCTTTTAAAATTATACACAAACTTCCTTAAATCCTTTATTTTAAAAGAAAGAATAAAGGAAACAAAATGGCATTTTATAACCCACAAAGAGTAGTATTTAATCCTGATACAGGCGTTATACAAAACGCAGGAAAAGTCGGTGGTGTCTTATATGACATCATGAGCAAAAGTTTTGATGATAAAGTTAAAGCTAATGAGTTTCAGCAAGAGCAAGATTTAAGAAAGCAACAAATGGAATTTAATCAGGCTATGCAAAATAATCAGATTTTGCAAAATGAGAGAAACTTTGATTATCAAAAAGAAAGAGCAAATATAGCAGATCAGCAATGGCAAATGAATTATAACCAAAGAGCTAGACAATATGCCATGCAAAATGCTTTAAGACAGCAAGCAATAAATGCAAGAGAGCAAAAAGATGAAATTTTAGCAGGCCAAGCAATACTTAATCTACCAAGCTATACAAAGTCAAATCCTGAGATGAGAGCAATACAAGAAAGATTTAATACCATAAAAAAAGGTGGTGGTGATTCTTATTATGATGGGCAAGGTCTTTTGGGTGGAACATGGCAAAACATAAAAGGACTTTTTGGTGGAGATAATATAAATGATGCTCAAGATAGCTTATTTAAATTTATAAGCGATAGTATTTATAATGAAAAGGTCAGAAGAGACACAAACTATAATAGAACAAGGCATGATGAAATTTACAAAGAGCCTTCAGCTTGGAAAGCTCAAACTATAAATGCTAAAGAATATGAAAAAGCAATAAGGGATTATATAGCCACTAGTGAAGCTAAAATTAATGCTTATTATGATGAGCAAATGGCAAAGATTTCTAATTTAAAAAATCCATACATCAATAATCTTTATGAAGAGCAAAGACAAAAAGATTTAAAAGATTTTAGAGAGGGATTGGCAAAGGATCTTGAGTCTTATTACATTAAAGATGAAATCTCAAATAAACCTAGTAAAAATGCAGTAATTATAGATAATTCAACAACTAATCAAAATATACAAGAAGTGCAAAATCAAAATACACCAAAATTACATAGCGTTAGTTTTAATGGAATTAATGCTCAAATATCAGAACCTGATGCTAATGGTAATGTAATATTGGTCAATCAGGCGGGTAAAAAAATGCAAGTTAGCGTAGAACAATTAAAAAAACAAGGATTGATACAATGAATATAAGAGAATTTTTATTAGAAAAACCACAAGAAAATAACATTATTTCATTTTTGCAAGATGGAGCAAGTCAAAGTGAAAATCAAAATACAAGTGAATATTTAGCAAGTTTAAAAAATGAAGCAATCAATGATTTTTATAAGAATAAAGACAAATATGCTAAAGAATATGAAAAACACAATATTAAAGACCAAATTTTAACAAATCCACTAGGATATATTGGCGAATACAAAAGAGATTTGTATGATTACAATAAAAATCCTTCTATGAATGCTGATGATTTGAGTGATTATATTTTAGATAAGCAGTCTAAATTTAATGCCTCTAAACCTATTTTTACAGATAATAATGAAGTAGCAAGAAAAAATAATCAATTTATGAGAGATTTAGGCGATGAGCTACAAAAATCAGGGCGTGGAAGATTATTGCAAGATGATGATGGATCTTATTGGGTGCAAGATAATAACGGAAATTATTCTAAAGTGCAAGGTAGCACAATGGGTAATTTATATCGCGGAATAAGAGATAATGGTGCTAGTATGGCTTTAGGAACAGCAGGTGCCATTGGCGGTACAATGCTAGGTGGCGGAGTTGGTATGGTTGCAGGTGGTGCATTAGGTGCATCTTTAGGGGCAGGATATGATTACTACGGAAATACAAAAGATACAAATCAAGATATGAATTTAAAAGAAGCTCTTATGCTTATGGGCGAAAATGCAGGACTTTCTTTAATAGGAGATGCAGCTTTTGCAGGAGTTGCCAAAGGAGCAAGAGCTTTAAAAAATACCTATAATATGGCAAAAACAGGAGCAAGGGCCGGTAAAGATATGATAGATGGCATGGCAGTAAAAGGTGGTAATTTAGGCAATAGATTTATAGATAAAATAAGCAAGACAGATATCCCTATGATAGGAAAATTTACAGATGGTGGCTTGCAAAATGCAGAAACAATTTTTAATAATCTTACAAAAAATGTAGAGAATAAAAAACAAATAGATGAACTCATAGCAAAAGAAAATCCAACATACTTAGAAAATGGAAAGCCTACAATAGAAATATTAAAAAACATTGTCGAGCAAGGACTTAACAAGAATAATCCACAATTTATACAAGATAGCGCTAAAAGAACAAGTGCTATTTTAAAAAATATTTCTAATGCTTTACAAGGAGTTCCAACTACTCAAAGAAGAGAAATATTATTAAAATCAGCTCAAGCTTATCCCGAAATAGGAAGTTTTTTAGATGATGTTTTGAAGGCTGATAAGGATGCTAGTATTTCTTTTTTAAATATAATTAAAGAACAAGATGAAGTATTTAAGAACAAAACAGGTTTAAATGGAGAGTTTGATGTTAAGGCTTGGCAAAAAGATAATAGCTCTTATAAAAAAAGAATTAATAATGAATATGCTCAAGCTATAAAAAGTATAGATGAGCTTAACAACGGCTCAATAAGGTTAAGCAAAGAAGATTTAGCAAAGATTGAAGAGTTTAAAAACAACAATTTTTTAGAGCAAGATATAAAAACAAATATTAGTAGCTTTCTAGAAGATGTTATTGATAAAGACTTAAGTGCTGAGCAAATATTTAACTTAAGAAGTGCTATAAATAAGCAATTAGCCACAGGAAATAAGACATATAATACTAAAGAAGCTTATAGGCTAGTAAAAGATACTTTAGATGAAACTATGATAAAAAATGCAAGTGATAAAGAACTAGCAAAGAAGATTTTAGAAGATGCTAATAAAAACTATGCGTTAAAAGAAAATTTTAATAATAGTTATCTAGGAAAAATCAAAAACCAAGAAACACCCGAAGCACTCGCGCAAAGAATAGCTAATGGTGCTAGAAATATCAATGAAGACAAAGATTTAAAAAGAGCTTTTGAAGGTATGAATGAAGCAGAGCGAAAAGCAAATGAAAAACATGCTTTTAATGCATTACTAGCAAAACATAGAATTGAAGATATAGGATATGATTTTAAGAACCTAGCAAAAGATATGGATAATGTAGAATTTGTAAGTAAAGATTTAAAATATGCAAAAGAAGTAGTAAATGTTTATGCAAAAATTTATCAAAACAATAAAGACTTAATAATGACGGCTTTAGCTAGTAGTGGCAAAAAAACAAATTCTTCAATAGCCACAACAATACAGGGTGTTTTTGATAGAATATTAATAAGTGGTATTTTTGCTAGATTACATGCTTTAGTTCCTTTTATGAAAAGTGCCAAAGAACAAGCGTTAAGAAATCAAATACTAGATGCATTAAAACTTGCTAAAACCAATAAAGAAGTTATATCTAATCTTAAAAACATAAAAATAGCGGATAAAGAACAAAGTAGAATTTTTAAAGATGCTTTGGATAATTATATTAAAGTAGATAAAGAACAAAATAAAATATTAAAAGATGCGCTAATAAAAGAAGGTGTTATCAAAGGCGACAACTTCTTCATGGATAAAGCTGATCCGAGCAAAGCAAAGAGTGATTATACTGCTAAATTTAATGTAGAAAAATGGATTAATAATGTTTCAGGAATTTTAAAAGATGAATGGGTGGTAAATTTAAAAGCTATGGCTAAAAAACACCCTGAAATGTTTAAAAACGAAGCAGATGTATTTAAGGTAATTAAAGAGATAAAAGACAATCCTACTCATTTTTTTAAAAACTATGATGATGAAGTGGCATTAATAGCTAAACCTTTAAAAGATGATAAGGTTGGCAATATAGCCATAAAAAAAGATAGTGGCAAAATTATACATATTAATAAAACAAAAGGTAAGGATTTGGAAAGATTAAATCGTAGAAATAAAGCAATGCTGACAGGTACGCCAACTCCTGCAACCACTAAAGGCAGTACTACCAATGTGGAAGGCGATTTATTACAGCATTCTTTTAAAAATTCTACCCAAACTAAGCCTAAAAAAAACTTAATGGAAGATATAAAAGAAAATATTGAGGCTAAAGAAGTAGAGAAAAAGAATAAAAAAAGCGTAAAACAAAGGCTTGATAAAAAAATACAAAATGATAAAAAGGCTAGTGAAGAAAGAATTAAGAAAATAAAACAAGTTATAGCTAGAAAGCAAAAAATAGATAAGGTTACAGATAAAAAAATAACAGGGAAATAGCAGGAAAAATAGGCACTTATACGCTAAAAAATCTTATTAAATTAAAAGAAAGGAGCGAAGATAATAAAAATTAAGGGTTTTATCCCTTAATTTTATTACAATTGCTTCAATCTTCAAACTATTTCTTAATATTAATAGGAAAAGATAAAGAAAATGTAAATTAATTTTTAGGTTTGTTTTTTATAGAATCAATTATTTTAGGTAAAAGTGTCAATGCTCCTAATATAAAAGCAAAATAAGCACCTTCATTATGCCCATTAAGAATAAGATATAATCCAACACATATACTAGTAATAGTTATAAGTAGAAAAGATACCATTCCAAAACCATTCCAAAAATGATAAGATTTTATATCTTTTTTTCTAATTTCTATATTTTTATTCTCTAAATCTAGTATTTTATTATCGTTATCTTTTTTATACTCTAAAGATTTCTCTAGCATTGTCACAATTCTATCTGCTAAATCTTTAGGCAATTTTCCTATAGCATTAAGTTCATTCTCCATAAGAAAATTAAGCTAAGTATTGAAAGTTTGAGATGGATTTTCTTTATTTTGATTTTCTTGTTTAATAGTATTAGGTGTTTTTTGTTTTTGTGATTTTTTCAATTTGTTTCTCTCTAAATTCAATATTCTCTTTATATAATTTTCCTTGTTTTTCTCTTATAATAGCATTTAAATCCCATAAATTAAAGCATTCGTTTTTTATAGGCTTACCTACAAAACCATCTACAAAAGCTTGTGTTTTTGTCATTTTGGTTTTCCTTATTTTTGTTTTGTGATTTTTTACTTAATGTCTCTTTATGCCCTTCATATTTATTACTCATAAATAGTTTTTCCAAGTCCAACTAGGTTTTAGATGAACCAACACCTGCTAAATATCCAAAAACACTTGCTAATGTTGTACTGAGCAAGCCTAATCCTATTTCTATTTTTTCAGTAAATAAAATAAGATAAAGACTAGCTATCAGAAGAATAAAAACCGCAGTACATGCTATATTCATAGATTTATGCCATTTTTTATTTTCTTTAGTCAGTTTATTAACAGCAAAATCATATTGTCTTTGATTGTCTTCTCTAGTGGCTTCAATTTGAGCTAAAGTAGCCTTTTGCTTGCTGACTTCTATTTCAGCCATAACTTTGCCTACTTTTTCAAAAGTTTCAATTTCTTTATTATCTTTAAGTATTTCATTTTTCATATTTAAGTTTTACATTATCTTCAAATTTTGTATTGTTTTGTTGTATAGCTTTTAATGCACCTTGTATTATCAATAAATCTGTATTTTGTATTTTTGGATAATACCCTTTATAGTTTAAATAAGAAATAACAACAGCATTGTTTGGATTTTTTTCTTGAAGTATTCTTGTTTCATTGTAAGCATTTAATATACTACTCATTTCAATTCCTTTTGATAATTAGATTATACTTTTTTTATAATTAATTTATACTTATTTTATAAAAGGTAAATATTTGAAGTCTTCACCCTGCTTTTTTTGAAGACTTTTTAGTGTTTTAAGGACAAACTAAGCAGGGTTTCTTTAAAATATCATTAACTATATTAAAAGATTAGTTCTTATCTAGCTCTTTATCGCTACGATAAGGACTACTAAAAGCATTAAGATTATAATAACTTCGTTCATCTTAACCTCCTTTCAAACTTTTTACAAAGTCTTCAAAGAGCTATCCTTAAAACTATGAAATTATATAAAAAAAATACTTAAAAATTTCATTTTGTTTCAAAACACACTATATTTGAAATAGTCATTTTTGGAAAAATCCTTAAAACTAAACTAAGGAGAATTCAAAAATGGCTTTGCCTTCAATGGGACATACCCCACCCGCAACAGAAAATGTTAAGTTAAAACAATCAATATATGAAACGATTATTAAAATTGGAGCTACTGAAACACCAATTTTAAATAAAATAGGCACTTCAAAGGTTACAAATCCTTTAACTCATAGTTGGATTACTGATACTTTTGAAGAACCAAAAAAGAATGCAAATTTAGAATTAAGTAAATTTGTAGGTAAAACAAAAAACACAGCCCAAAAAACTACAAATGCTACTCAAATATTCATTACTGAAGCCATGGTATCAAAAGCTTTATTAAAAGCAAATCAATATGGTGGCAATGAAATGGAGTATCAAATAGGCAAAAAAACCAAAGAACATAAAATGGATATGGAATATGCTTTATTTGGTCTAGGCAGAGATAGTGATGTAAAAAAATCAGTTTTCAAAGATTATGTTCAAGCACAACAAGCAACAAGTGGAGAAATGGCTGGACTTTTTCATTATATCGCTAAAGGAAAAAATAGCTTTTCTAATGGAAAGCGTGGAAATGTATTAGCTTTTGATGAAGCAGAAGATTGGAGCGGAACTGCAACAGAACTAACAGAAGATAAACTTAATCAAATTTTGCAAACCATTTGGAATAGCGGAGTTACGCCTAAAGATGTCTTTTTAGGAGCTGAGTTAAAAGGAGCTATCAATAAATTCGCTACAAGAATTTTAGGCAATGAAACAAAACTAGTAGGACAAGTAGTGAGCCTTGAAACAGATTTTGGAACGGTAAATTTCCATATGCATAGATTATTAAGCCCTAAATATGGTTTGGGTGATGTTTTAATTGCTGGGGATTTTGAGTATATGAAACATGGGCTTTATATTCCTACTATGATTGAAGATGTTCCAACTGATGTTACTGCAAAAGCAAAAAGATTTTATACGCAAAGCACTTTAGAAGTAAGAAATGCTGATGCTTTTGCTATAGGCGTGGGATTAACTAGTGGAAATAATGCAAAGGCTAAAGCGGTTTTAGAAGCAGCAAAAGGTGAATAATGCTTTGTATTATGGCTAAAAAACTCATTATCGCTAAAGTTAAAAATTCTTACAAAATGATAGAAGATGATGAAGTTTTGAAGGCCTATTTTATGGAAGCATTTTATTATATTTTATCAAAATGTGTTCCTAGCGTTCTTTTAAAAAATGTAGAGCAAGGCGAAAAAGTTTTTAGGCGAGTTAGAGATAATCATTTTTTGATTATTCCTGATGAGCCTGATTTTGACAATGAAAAAGAACATTTAATGATAGATGAAACACTTAGTTTTGCTGTGATTAATTATGTTTGTTATTTGATTACAAGATGCGAAGAAAAAGACTTTCTGGCATTATGTGACAAGATAATTTATGAGTATATAGCTAATGATGGCAAGGAGCTTGATGATGAAAGAACATGGTTGTGAGTGTAATTTTACAAATAAATTTAATAGAGCTTTGAGTTATAAAGACTATGCTCAAAGTATAAATAGTGCTGATTTTATAGCTTATTTAGATGATAAAAAATGGCTTTTAGCCATGGATGATCTGCTTTTCTTTTGTGAAAAGAGAATTAAAGATAGTGATTATTATGAAGGTTAAAAATGGGAACAAGCTTAAATGAATTAAAAACAGGTAGAGAAAAACTTGAGATTATAAATCAAGTTTTGGCTAGAATTTCAAATGTTGCTACTGCTTTAGATAATACTAGAATAGAAGAAATTGTAGGACTAAAAGAACAAGTTAATAATTTTTATAATCAAACTTTAAATCTTAAAAATTTAGTTGTAAAAAATAGCGAGCTTACTCAAAGTAATACTGATTTTACTAAAAACAAAAGAAATGAAATTGAAAAAATAAGCAATGAAATAAAAAATACTTTAAATAATATAGAAAAAATCTACAACAACATTATAAAATCAGAAAAAGATATAAGCAATGGAGTTAATTTTGTTAAAGACACATATCCTGAACTTAATGAGTTTAATAAAAATTTTGAAATTATAAAAATAAAACTTAAAGAATATTACAACATAGCTGTTGATTTTAATGCAGGTCTTAAAAAAATAGAGGAAAACAAAAATCTTACCAAATCCTATTTAGATTTATCCATAGAACTTAAGCAACAAATCTTACAAGAATTAGAACACGCACAAAGTATTAAAGAAGATTTGCATTCTAATATAGGGCTTGTAAATAAACTTGTTTCAAATATCGTGGCAACAAAAAATGAAATTATATCCATAACAAATCATTTTAAAAATGTAAAATCAGAAGTTCAAAATATAGTTAATCATGCTGAAGCAACAATAAAGCTTAAAATAAACACTATTCTTTTTGAAAATCAAAGATTAAATCAAAATATGATTAATCTACTAAAGCGTTGTGAGAAGTTAGAGGATGAAATAGTAGGAAAATATGAAGATATTTTAAAAATAGAAGATCTTATAAACTCATCAACTCAAATTATAAATGATTTGAGAGAGGCAGTAAAACAAAGCGAACAAATAAGCGAAGATATGAGAAGTTTTACAGCTATTATCAACGATTTCAAAACAGAAATTTCTAACCTAAAAGCAGATTTAGAAAGCTATGGGGAAAGATTAAAAGGGCAACTTGATTTAAAATTAGCACAAGCAAATTCAAGTGTAGATGCTAAGATTTCAAGCATTGAGACTCTAAAAAATCAAATTGAAGCATATGTAGAAACTAATAAAAATACCGTAGATGTGGCTTTAGCTAACTTTATAGAAAGATCTAAAATAGCTAATGAAGATTTAGGAAGATTGGCTGAAGTAGCAAGAACAGAACTCGCTAATGATAAAACAGCTATTGAAAGCTATTTGCTAGAACTTAAAAAAAGTATCGTTGATGAAATGAAAGAAGTGTCAAATAGCGTTACAGATGAAACAAGTGGAATACTAGCTCAAAAAAACCAAATAGAGCTTATCATATCACAAGGAAAATCAGATTTAGATGCTTTATTTAACAACTTTAACTCAAATTATCAAAACAAACTTAACGAATTTAATTCTAATACTAATGAGAAATTAGCTTCTATTAATTCACTCAGTGAAAAAAGCATAACAAATATACAAAATAAAACAGATGAAAATATAGGCAGATTAGATACAGCCAGCGAAGAAAAACTAGCTAAATTTGATGAAATTATAAAGGATAATTTGGGTGGAATTTATTCTCACATTTTTTCAATCGAAAATGTTTTATTTGATAAAAAAATAATTAAATTAAGTTATAAGGAGTAAAGAATGGCGGACTTAAAGCAAGTTGCAAATGATTTAAATTTGGCATCACAAAGCTTACAAGGTTTAAGAGAAAAATATGATGGTGCTTTAGATTTGCTAGATAACAAAAATACACAAATAACAGGTGCCCTAGATAGTGCAAAATCTGATGCGCTACAAGAAATACAAACTATAAGAGATACAGCTACAAGTCAAATTTCGCAGTTAAAAGACACATCCTTAAATTTGGTCAACGAAGCTAAAAATACAGCTACAACTGAAATATCAAATAAAAAGGAAGAGCATAAACAAGAGTTAGAAACTAAGAAGAATGAATATATTAGCGAAATTGTTGCAAGAGCTAATGAGTATGATATTGCCAATATTAATGCGCAAGTTCAAGCTATGGATACCAAAATAACCGAGCAGATCAATGGTGCAAAAACGGAATTAAATTCGAAAATAGACAATAAGGTAGCAAAAACTGGAAATGAAACTATAGCAGGCGTTAAGACATTCTCTAGTCCAATAGTAATACCAAATGCAACTGCCAATAACCATGCGACAAATTTAGGTCAATTAAATAGCAAAGTTGCAAAAACTGGAGATGAAACCATAGCAGGTATAAAAACATTC